GTTGCGATGAACCAGTCGGCCGCGTTGACCGTACCAGTGGGGGACGACAAGATGAAAGTTTGTCCAGCCACGGCGGTAACTCCACAAAATAAGACGGCATACGACCCGTCTCCCCTCACGTTGTATCCGACTGCACCAATGGTGACTGTGCCCGAAGACATAGTACACGCCGTTAGTGAGCCCGTGATATTACCAACAATGATATAACTACCTGGTTGATTAAATGTGAAGGTGGCTCCACTCCAGGTACCCGGCAACTGTCCCTGAGATAACGTCTGGGACCCATATGTGCCGAAAGGGTTTGTGTTGTTAATAGTTCCGCCTGCTGCGAATGATGACCCGGCATTGAGAGTTTCACTTGGATCGAATAGACTAATGTCATATTCAACCCAAATGTCTCCGACAGTGACCGACCCCAATCCAGTTTGTGCTATGAAAAACACAGCTGGATCATAGGTCTTAGCGTCCTGCGCCGATGGCACATTCGCGTTCCGGACCCACAATGGGGCAGATTGCTCGCGTGCATCCAATGTGCACACCATATCTAACCAAGGTACCGTTTTAGTGGCGCCCTTGTACCCCATCATGGCTACTTTCGACACAGGCGACGAGTCAGTTGCATTATAATCAAATGCAAACAGCACACTACCTGCCTGTGTTGTTGCTACCTCAGACTCAAAATAAAATTTCAAGGAGTGGATCCGATACTTATCAAATCGGGATGCCACTGTAGATAGCCAAGGAAACGTTGAGGCTAGCCCTGGGTTGATATACAACGTAGATAGCACTGCAAAAGCAGTACCATTGGCTAGTAGCTCTAGAACGTTCTCCCGGTGTCGTATTCTAGTTGATCCATCAGCCTGATAGGACATTGATGGACCCTGGTTGGTGATGACAGATCCTTTTGCGCTAGGTGCGAACGAGGTACGCACCGCTGATCGGCGATCAGACTTTTTCTTTTGCATAACTTGCTTACTTCTCAATGATCGCACAATCTCGGCTTCAGCCTTCTTGACGTACTTCTTTTGGTTCTTATTGACCATCTCTCTCGTGTTATGTCCTCTGACACTCGGCAATGCTATTACTTCCTTAATACTATCGGTGGCCACGATAGGTTGTGAACCTCTCAACCGAGGTTGCCGAACACGCTGGGGTAATGGCTCTAAAGTACCGTCAGGCTCGACCTGTACTGTATACACTGGTCGTGGACCTCGCATTCTCTGCTCTCCGAAACGCGTGGTTCGTATTGCTGCCTCTGCGACTCGTGCTGCGCTCCCCGGGATCTGTGAAAGATCCTCGAGAAACACCCTGTTAGCTTCCTTAGCGCCGACTCCACTCGCAAAGCCGCAATCGTGCTTAGCACAAGCTCTGTCAACGGCATCTACTGCCTCTGCTTCACCTCCACACTGACTAGATTGATATTTCCCACGACTCCAATTCGCTCCACAATTCTTCCCATAAACTAAAGGATACATAACCTACTCTATGTACATTCAACAATTCTCAATCATGCCCCTCCCTGAAGGGGTTCAGATGATTGAGCAGGGCACCTCATCCAACTCCATACCTGCCATACCAAATTCAACTTGGTCTTGATCGAACATTTCTTCGATAGCTATCTGCTCCGCAGGCGTAATGTCCCAAGCACTATAGACCTGTGCCCGGGTTGAGGGGAGGATTTCGAGCTCACGTGACTCGAGTGTACCACGCATGTGACTGAGCCCCGTATCTAAACAGGGATCATAACGTATTCTAGACTCCATTCCATTGCGTAGGTACATTGCGTACATGGATTGCATAATAGGAACACCGGAACATAGTGCGAGACCACATTCACCAATGGCCATCATCCACTTTCTCATTGCTGCCTCCGTGTCCAAGTTCTTCAGGCACATGGAATCCTTCTCACGTGCCGTGGGTATATTACGGACCATGGTCCACCCCCTACTCGTACGGATGGGATGCATCTGACAAAACTCGAGTTGTTCGAGTTCGTACCTTGGGTCTTCAGTAGTCATTCTGAGTCCCATTTCAGCAAACCATGCATCCAAACCATACAAGAACTTTTGCAAATCCTGTCTATCCATGATGACCATGCAGTCATCCCCATTGTTGATCAACCTAATCTTTACGCCTCTCTCCTTGGCGTAGGCAAACACCATGCCACACATGATGATCTTATTCCCGAGTGCTGTGTTCATGTCCCCACTAAACCTAGAGCCACGTATCTTGAACTTTAACTTGCCGTCTTGGCAATACCCAGCACCCCGATTATCTATTTGCCATCCCAGTATCTTCTTGAGTTCATCAGCATAATTGTACACCTTCAAGTATATGGAGTGTTCCCACTTGAGCGTTTCTTCATGCACATGCATGTCATACTTGATGGCGTCGAGTCCGACCCCCACAGGGTCGGAGAACTCACTCCAAGCTGATGCCATTATCTCACCAACTTGAACGACATCATACCCGCTAATCACAGTAGGTCCGCCGAAAATCTCATCGATTGCGCGATATATACGCTTCTCAATATGTTTTAAATAAGTCCCAAGGACGAGATTGTAGGCAGGCTTGCGCGGATATATAGACCTGGGAGGTTTATCACGTTTAACCTTTTCTGCCTTTCCGAAGACCACGGAAAAGGCGTCATCACGTGTAAGTCCATACTTTTGTAACTTTTCCAATGCTCCTTGGTAGATCGTTCTTTTGCGTCCCCGGTACATGTCTACCACTTGGGAAGTGGTCCTCGGTGATGCATATCCTACAAGATCTACTAGTAGTTTACGGAAATTGGATAAGCGTCCATTCAGTAATTCCTTATCTGGCACCAGTGGTGGTTGAAATCCATCTGGTGTCTTACAATAAAATAGTCTCTCTAAGAGACCACATTCTAAGGTTCCTATATCTGGATCATTAACTATAAGATTTCGAGACTCACACACTCCAGAAATGATGTGGATCTTCCTTTTCCTACACTGCCCCCCAGTACGCCACACCTTTAGGTCAGGATGGGTGAGGGTGGATTTATGACGTATTCCATCGACCACCACCTTCTTAAACACCCCTGGTGTGCGTTTGGGTGGGCGTCCCTAGCGCCAAATCCCCTTAGTCACAGTCCACCATCCAACCTCTAAAGGCCAAGGACGGCGTCCCAAATTGGCTAACCACTCCTGTTTACGCATGTGGAAGCCCTTAGCAACTCGATTGGCTTCGGCCTGATATTCATCGGGAACGAAAGCCACAGCAACTATCATGGGGAGAAAGGACTGTGTTTGTGATGGTATGAGGTTGTGACGTCGCATGATGTCACCAGCCAATTTACGAACTGCCAAAACATTGGCTTCTGTTTTCGGCATGACACCGAATCGCTCTCGGACCTCATCCAAGACCGCTCGTTGATATGCTCGGGCATTACGCCTGGGCACTACAAGGTGTCGCTTAACATTAATTGGTTCGATATCAAATGTAAAGACTGGAATGTCAGCGTCACTTTCAGTTGTCTCGGTTATCGATGGCAGGTGCCACCCATTGGGAAAAGTCCCATCAGATGGAGTAGCTGTCTCACCAAGATATTCAACGAGTTGGGGGGTCACCACATTGGCAAACGGCCTATGTGGAAAACCATCCCATGGGGCGTTAAACGCCCCAGGTCCCTCACCATCAACGGGAAGTGATTCCCGTTCAGGCACTACGGCCGCAGCGGTAGGAGCTGCTGCGGCTTCGAAAATAGGGTCATTGTGCATGTCTTGCGCATGCCACAATTCCCCTTCATCGCGCATGAACGAATGCTCGTCAAGAGGTGGGCCCTCAACGAGAATTTGTCCAATAGTGGCCTCCGACACACCATTGTCGAAGTTATCACCAGCTTCCACGTGAGCAGCACTGATGTCCACTAACCCTTGATCGACATCCCCTTGGGTATCAACAGGTCTTGCGTGATTGATTGGAGTGTTGCGTTGATAACGTTCCCTCAACTCACGTTGAAGTGCATCATGCGTCATCAATAACGTCTCCGCAACCACCAAATTTTCCCCACGGCAAAG